AGGGCGGCAAATAATTTATCTCTTAAATAAGCAACGTCTTCTATACCATTATATTCTAATCCTTTAGCAGTATCAATTTTAGTTGTAGTATCATTACCTCTAACTGGGATAAAGAAATCCTCAAGTATATTTTGCATGTTATACTTTAGATTATATTCTCCTGTTTTTTCATCCATCAATGGAGTTTTTTTCATTGTTTGGATAGTCTTTTGCATAAATGCATCAACTTCTTGGGGAGGAATATTACCTACGTTTATATAAAATATACGTCTTTCAGGGGCGCGAGAAATTCTATGAATTAACATCGCATCTTCCATCAAAATGTATTGTTTGAATAATCTACGACCTGGTTCTAGGTATGAACGACCATAAGGAAGATAATTAACATCTGTTAATAATCTAAAATGGGCCATTTCGTAGTTATCAAATACAATTTGGTTTTCGGAAGGTTTAGTATTAGGAGTAGAATAATATCCTGAGCCACCTGTATAATAACCATCGGGAGAATATAAGAATTGAACTTTGGCTGGATTTTGCATATCAAAGTTTTCGCGTCTTTGAATATGGTAAGCTGTATAAGGTATTACATTGTATACTCCATATTTTTCTGCTATTTCTAATTTAAGGAAAAAATCACCATATTTACACATTTGGCGAGTCCAAGACCATAAATTAAATTCGATATTCAATACATCATAAAATAAATTATAAAGTATTTTTTGAATATCATCGTCACTACTTTTAATTTGAAGTACCTCACCCATATCGTTTTTTAAGGTACATTCATCAGCTATAATATCAAGGGCAGAAGCTACAATAGCATCTGTATCCATTGTATCATAATCACTGTATAAATAAGTTCTTAAATACTGGTATTGTAAATTAAACTGCTGACCTAATAAAGATGTAGCAGCTGGGTTGGTGTATATTTTATTAAATTTATCTATTAGAGAATTTGTTTGAAATTCCCCACTAGTTTGGATATGGTCAGTATCAATTACTTTTAATTGATTACCTCCATCGTTTCTAATGATTACGTCTGTTGAAAATAGACGCCTTAATCTCGAAAATACATCAGTGTTTGCCATTGTTTATAAATATATTAAAGGAGCCACCTAATATCTTCTTGTTGGCCCCCTATTTGTTGCATATATGGGTTAGGGACATTATTATTATTAAATACTACAGGAGTATTATTTTTTCTCATATTTCCTAAAGCCGCTCTAGTCATATCTAGACCTTGTTGTTGGAATTTAAGTGATGTATCTCTTAAATACATTGCTATTCCAAAAGACATTACTAAATCATCGTTATAACCTGGTTGAGCTTCGGGTCTTCCGTTTTTCCAAACAAATACTTTCATTTCTTCAAGTAAACGTTTAGATTGTATTGTAACACTTTTATCACCAATATATTCTCTCATTTTATTTACTATAAGAGGACGAGTACGTTGGGACATTGTGAAGCCTGGAGTCATGTTTGAGCCATATTCGTATCTATTAAAATATGATTCTGCAGATAAGGCATCACTTTTAGGGGAATAATATAAATTTTGATATCCCCTTTCCATTATAGTTTCTAAAGTAGCCCACCCTATAGATGAGTTTTCGGGAGCTAATAGTGCATTATTGTATTCTGTTGCTAAACCAACCAAAAAATGTCCAAATTCTTTTGGGGATAATTGCCCCTTATATTCGGCTACCTGCACATTTGTCTCAATATCTATAACGTGGGCTGTAGAAAAGTCTCTACCATCCCCCCTAGCTACATCTGCTGTAACCATATATTCTCTTGAATAGTCTACTTGCTCCCAAACCCATAAATTTTTATCTAAACCTCTACGTTCCATAGGTTCTCTGATGGAAGTTTGAGATATAAATTCAATCCATTCAGGAAAAAATACTGTTTCTCCGGATGTGCTAAAATCACAGTCACATTCTTGAGCGGCTATTCTAGGATTACCTAATAGTTCGTCTTGACGTTTTCTCCAAGCTTCATCTCGTTCAGGATGAACATACCAAGGTAACTTGATGGGTAAAAAGTCGTTGTCTGCTGCTTCAGCTCTAGCCCAAGTTTGGTGAAACCAGTTACCTGTTCCGTTTGGAGTAGATAATACAATTGCTCCACCACCTGTTGCTAAGGTTTGTTGTGCAGATGCCCAAATATTTTCTACGTGCTCAATAAATGCAGCCTCGTCAATTATTAATAAAGATACTGCTTCAGATCTACCTGCATCACTAGCAGCTGATACTGCTTTGATTTGCGAGCCATTGTCTAATCTGAGGGTTAGCTTATTATTTTCTTCGGCTCCTATTTTTAACCATGAAGGTAAGTTATCGTACATAAACTTAACCTTGGTTACCATATTTTTAGCAGTTTCCTGTTTGGTTGCTAAACAAAGTACATTTTTATCTTTGTGAAACAACATCCACCATAAAGAATATCCAGCAGCTAAAGTTGATATACCTAGCTGTCTAGATTTTAATACAATAGAATATGGGTTATCTCTCCAAAGATTTAGTACTTTACCTTGGAAAGGATATAAGTTGAATATTACCCTTCCCCTTTGGGGGTGTTGGATGAAACAATACTTGCGCATAAAGTGACTTGGGTCTTTAGCGCAGGCGATATATTCATCTTTTATTATCTGTCTTAAATCTTCACTCATTTACCTAGTTTCCAAAGCAATTTGAACGAGCCTTGTGGGGTTAAATCTTGATTTATCCCTACACCCACACCAATTGCTTTACGTTTTTTGGTTCTGTATAGAATTTCACCACCAATATAACCAAGACGTCTTGGGCTTCCAACTATTTCTACACCAGCATACCATTCTCTATTATTGAGATAAATAGTTTTTTCAATTGTAATTTCAGGTATTTCTAAATTTGATTGAACCTTACGAGCGATAATGTAATTTTTTGTTATAGTGTCACTTATTACTATATTACCAAATGTATCAACTTGAACTGTGTCTTGATAAGCGTATTTGGAGTAATAGTCTTTTAATATTTCACTAGTATCTATTGATCTGTAGAATGTATCTGTTTCGAATTCAAATTCAGTTACAGTTTCTACTTTAGTTCTCCATTTGGGAACATATACTGGAGTTTCAACTTTAACTGGAATTTTTTTGATTGTTGTTTTAATCTCTATTCGTTCCTCTTGGGTTTTATCGAGGGTAAGTAGATAAATTATAATACCAACTAATATAGCTATTATTGAATAATGTAATATTTTAGTCTTCATCTTCTAGTTTGCTGAACTTAGTCTTAAGCTGGTTTTTGCGTTGGGTAAGTTCTTTCATTTTGGCTAAAAGCATTTCTTCTTCTTTGGTTCTTTCCGTAGATTTTTTAGCTACTATAGCTTTAATTTTACCGACATTGGCTTTAAGTTCCTTAGCAATTTTAGTAAATTCGGTTTGAGCTTTAGCTAAAGATTTTTCTTTTCTAATTTCAGCTTCTGTAGGTTCTTCTTCGGATTCTTCAAGTTTTTTTATAGCAGCAATATTAGGATTTTCCTGTTTAAATTTACTAGCAGCAGTAGAATCTGCAAAAGATTGAACAGCTGTTTCTCCTGTTCTGCCAGTAACTTTATAGGCTTCATTCTCTTCTAGCTCAGCTAAAATGATTTCTTTAATATATTGCTTTAATTCGGATTTTTTCATATCAGTTTTTCTTATAAATATTACGGAAATACAGTAGATATTACCTTTTCAACTCGTTCCTCAACAGAACCCGATAATTCAATTAAATTTTTAATTCTATGATTGTAAATCCATAGCGTTTTACTGATAGTTTGATCTATTTTATCTCTATATTCTGCATTTGTTTCTCTGACCCCATTATCCTCAATAGCAACTCCTACAGGACTAACATAGAAAATATAATCGTATTCTTCGATTAGAAACTTAGCAGTATTTTCAAATGTTTCCTTTTCATATATACTCATAGATTCAGAACATTGACTAAATGCTATAACATCAATAACAGTTCTATCTGTAATAATGTTTTCGCACAATAGCTCAGCTGAGCGTTCAGCTAGAAATACAAGTTGTCCTTTGAATGTTGAATCTGTATTTAATGGGATACCTAAACTATTTAGATATTTTGAACGTTCAGTTCTAGATTCATAATCTTTGAATAATTTATGCTGTTTTAGAGCATTGACTAAAGTTGTTTTCCCACATGACATTGTTCCGCAAAAACCTATTTTCATATAACAATATTTTTATTATTTAAATATAACAAAGAAAGCTTGGTTTCCCAAGCTTTACTTTAAGTAATTTTTAGTTTTTAATATAGATGTATTATTAATCTTCATCGTATGTCTCAAATTTTCCTAGCTCATTTAATTCATCAATGTATTCTTCAAGTTTATATGATAAATCTTCCAAATCAAAATTATCAGCTTTTCCTATATTAGATTCGGCTAATGATTTAGCTTTACTTAAAAGGCTAACTAGTTCTTTTAATGGGTTAGAAGCAGCTTCACTAATTTCTTCTCTAATTAATTGTCTTAATTGTGATAATTTCATATTTTTTAGTTTAAATTGTTATGGGTTTGATTATACATATCAAAAAAAAAAATAAAAAACGATGTTTTTAATACCTACTTGTTCCTGTAACGCTAGGTTTTTTGTACCACGGAAGTCCTTCTCTATCCTTGCGTGCTTCTTTCCATTGTTCTTCTGTTTTAGAAATACCATAAAGATAGTATTCGCGTTTACGCATATTACCTTCGGGTATTAAAGCCGGGCCGTCCCAGTTGTGAAGCTTGCCTTCCCATATGTATGCTATTGTGCCGTCGGCTTTAGTGAGTTTTTTGGTGAGTTCCCATTTTTCCATAGTGTTATTTTTTTAAATTAAGCTTTCCGCTACATAAATACCATGAGCACCTGAAACTGTTATACCACGAGCTGATAAAGCATCACCTACAAAGTGCACATTTGGATATTTAGTTAGTGACAAATCGTTGTAATTTACAAGAGGCTCTGGGCTCAAATATTTTACCTCAGGAATATATATCCCCCAATCATCTTCTAATGTTGGGAATACTTTTTTCATATCGTCAATAAAATCTGTAATATAGCTAAAATAGCCTTGAAAGTATTCTGATACTACTTGTAAACCCATCCAATCAATTTGATGAGCTGATACATTATTACCTTCAGAGGTTGTTGAGGGTTTACGTGAAGGGCTATAATATAAACCAGTCCCATTTGATTGTACTTTGGAAACTAATTCACGTGACCATTCAAACGGATCTTCAATGCTC